CTAAGGCTTGTATCCGATCACCATCGAATCCGGCCCCACCAATGGCTCCACGCGCGTGGAGACGAAGCCGGCCTCGCGCATCCACGTCTGGCAGTCGGCGCCGGTGTAGTCGAAGCCGCCATGGGTTTCGATCAGCATGTTCAGGCTCATGAGAAGGCCGAAGGCATTCTCGCGGCGCTCGTCATCGATGACGGCGTCGTAGACGATCACGGCCCCGCCCTTCGGCAGCGCGGCGAAGGCTTTATCGAGCAGAAGCCTTTTCTCCGCGAGATCCCAGTCGTGCAGGATGTGCCCCATCACGATCACTTCTACGCTGGGCATCGGATCGTCGAAGAAGCTGCCGGCCTGGAAGCTGATGCGGTCGCTGAGCCCCTGCTCGGCGATGAATTCCTCGAAGACCGGCCGCACGGCGGGCAGGTCGAAACCGACGCCGCGCAGGTGGGGGTGGGCCCGCGCGACCACCACGGGCACCATGCCCTGCGCCGCACCCACGTCGGCAAAGGTCTTGTACTTCGACCAGTCGAACTTGGCGGCGATCGCCTGCGCCGCACCGGCGCTGATGCCGCTCATGGCACGGAGGAAACCACGCAGCCGTTCGGGCTCGGCATAGAGTGCCGCGAAGAAGTCCTCGCTGTTTTTGCCTTCGTTCTGCGCCTCGCCCGTCTGCAGGGCTTCCGTGAGCGAGCCCCAGAAACCGTAGAGCCGGGCATTGGCCATTTCCAGGATGCCGCCCACATAGGACGGCTTCGCCTTATCGAGGAAGAGATCCGTATCGGGGCTGTTGCGATAGGCGCCGTTGTCACGCTCGAGCAGCTTCAGGGCCACCAGGGCGTCGAAGAAGTCGCGCGCCGCGCGGGGATGCAGTTTCAGCCTGGCCTGCAAGGTCGGCAGGTCGGCCGGACCCGCGGCGAGTTCGGTGAAGACGCCGAGCTCGACAGCGCTCAGCAATGTCTTGGAGTCCCAGAAGCCCAGGCCAAGCTGCATGATTTTGTCTGGTGTCACGTCGACCATGATCCCGTCCCCCGGCTTCAAGTGCGCGCTGAAATCGTGGCACCGCTCGGCGGGGCGCCCTGCCAAGGGCACCGGTGCCACGGTAAGAAATTGTTTCGAAAAGTCCGTTTCGGCCTGCCGTTCGGTGACACGGGCGAGCCGTTTGCGTCTCCGCACGGCACACCTTTTGAAACAGCCCCAGATATCCCCCGGCCGGAACGCCAACGAACCAGCCCTGTTTTCCCCAAGCAGGCAGACGTTAGCAAAGCCGTTGCAAACGGCAATACATTCCCCGTGCGGCTGCGTCGACTATTTTGCCAGCCGGCCAGCAGCCTCGGATCTGGGCGAAACCGCCGGTGGCGACATGTATAGCGCGCCAAGAAGTTTGAGCACACACGCCTAGCAGTTTGAGCACAGAGCCGAAGCGAAAAATCGGCCAGATCAGCGCCTGCTTCGGGGTAGCAACCAATACCCACAAGGGCCGGCCACCTCGGTGTGTACTGCGGTCCTATCTGGCGACCGCCAGAAAGCGCGCCAGCCGGCGACAATTCGGATCGGCAGGGCGACTTGGCAGCGACCCTGCTCGGCCTGCCGATCGGCACCGACTAACGCACGATCAGCGCGTCACCTTGTCGAGCAGCAGCTCCACGAAGCCCTTCTTGTTGCAGCCCTCGCACTTCAGCCGTGGCCGCAGATCCTTGAAGTAGACGCTGGCGAGCCCCAGCGCCTCGAATTGCTCCCTATTCAGCACCTTCCGGTGCTGCCGGCAGGCCAAGCACCGTACAACCACAACGTCCCATCGCCGCAGATCGCTGGGGCAGAGCGGGCCGTGGGGCAGCTCTGAAAATGGGGTGGGTTCCTTGACCATGCCCCATCCTAAAATGAGAACATTGCAGGAACAAGACGAGTCTCATTCCCGGTGGTCATTCACAATGTCAAAGAGCGGGTATCGCCGGCCGCGATCAGCGGCCGGGTGACGTGATGATCAGCTCGGCCGCCTTGATCGGCCGGATGCTGCCGTAAGTGGTTTCGACGGCCTGGATGGATGCCCAGGCGAACAGGCGCCGGATCTCGGGGCGGTCGTTGAGGGACAGCACGAAGCGGCCTCGAAGGCCCTTCAGAACCGCTTCGAGCCGCCCGAAATCCGCCCGCGAGAACAGGCCGTCGCCATAGTCCGCCTCGCAGCCCCAATAGGGCGGGTCCACATAAATTAATGTGTCCGGCCGGTCGTAGCGCTTGATGAAGACCTCGAAATCCAGCCGCTCGATGGTGACCCGCGCCAGACGCCGATGGGAGGCCAGCAGGTGCCGGCGCACGGCCACCGGCGACTTGCCGCGCGCGGTTGCGGGGTTGCTGATGAAGGAGCCATCGGTGGGGTCAGATCGGAACCGCGCCCCCTGAAGCATGTGGAACCGGGCTGCCCGCTCGATATCAGTCAGCGTCGCCGGGTTGCTGGCCAGCAGCCGGTCGAAGGTGGCGCGGGCATGGAGATCGAGGCGCAATTGGTCGAGCAGGGCCTTGGGGTGGCGCTGGACGATGCGGAAGAGGTTGACGATCTCGCCGCCGGCATCGTTGATCGCCTCGACCACGGCCGGCTTGGTACGGCGGAAGAAGATGCCGCCGGCACCGACGAAGGGCTCGGCATAGCAGCGATGCGGGATGGCCTCGATCATGGGGACGATGCGGCTCGCGAGATTGCGCTTACCGCCGAGGTAGGGGACCAGGCCCTTGGCCGACTTCATGAAGATCTGCCGACGCTCGCGGGCGCTCTGGCGTCGGGCTCGTGGCCCTGAAATGGGTGACCAGGCCGCAACGGCGGCACTTGATCTCGATGCCGTCCAGGCAGGCCGAAGGAGCCGCCCGGAACAAGAGAACATTACAGCAACATCTAATAGCGCGCACGCTCGAATCACCGCATTCTTGGCCCCGCCTGGTCGACAGGTGGCGGGACGGCCTAGCAGAGGCCTGGCGAAGTCGTGCGGGTGCCCTCCCCGCGGTTCGGGGTGCGTCAACACCCCGTCCCCCGCCGGCCGGTGGCCGCCAAGGAAATCAGCCGTCACGTTGGCCACCCCGCGTCGAGATCGAGCAGGTCGAGCGCGGTGTGCGTGTCAGCCGCGTCGATCGCCGCCTTGCCTTCCCAGGCCACGGCATAGAGTGCGGCGACCCGCATCGTGACCGCCTGAGACAGCCCGATCACCTGCTCTGGGGTCAGCAGCCTGGTCAGGTCGTCGGCTGCCCGGAAGGGGATCAGCACATTCTCGGCTTGGGCGGTGATGGCGAGCAGGGCAAAGGTGGTGAGCCCCAGGATATTGCGGAAGTCGGTGTCGTTCCTGGTGTCGACGGTGAACACCAAGCCCCCGCCCAGGTCGACCGGAACCCCCGCCGCGATATGGCTGTCGCGGATCACGTCAACCTCGGCGCGCAGGGCCAGGCGGTAGGCCTGCAAGGCCGGCGGCGGGGTCAGCCCGCCTGCCGGTACCGGCTCGATGTCCGCCCCCGCGACCTCGAACGGCGCCAGCGCTGCCGGCATCCGGTCGATGCTGGCCAGGAAGGCGGAACCAGGCCCGCGCTCGCCCTGGTCGCCCTCGCTCGAAGGGTCGGGTCTGCGCAGCCAATGGTCCACGGCCTGCGCGCCCACCGCCGACAACGCGGCATCGACCGCGGCGGCCGCCTCTGGACTGTCGAAGATCAGGACAACGCTGCGCATGTCGGGCCTATGCCGCCAGGGACTGCAACTCGGCGTCGGCGATCCGCGCCGGCCAATACTTCAGGCGGCGCAGATACCCGTCGAGATAGGAGGTCGCGCCGGCCGCCTCGCTCTGGCCGATGGTCAGCTTGTTGACGCCCGTGGGCATGTCCGCCGCTGTGTCGCTGACCACCGTCGCCGGGGTGTAGACCGCGGCGACGCTGTCCTTCACCCAGGCCGTAGCACAGCGGGCGACGGCGCCGGCCGAGAGCACCGCCCCCGAGAGCTGTGCCTGGGCGACGCCCGCGGTGGTGACGCGGGCGCGGGGCGTGCCGCCGGCATCGACGCGCAGGTTGACGGTGTTCGAACTCGACCCGTCCGACAGGGTGGCGATGTAGTAGGTCTGGGTCACCCCCGACTGCGTCGGATAAGCGTGGTCGGCCGACCATTCGGCGAGGAAGGCACCCGCCAGCGCATTGAAGCTGATGCCGGTAAAGGGAAACGACACGGTATCGACCGCCCGCGTCACCGTCGCCGCCGTGGTCGGGATATAGGAGCTGGGATAGGCGCCGATCTCGCACTGGGCGCCGCCAAGGTAGAGGCCCGACGTGCCGTCGCCGGCATAGGCTGACGCCCCCAGCGCATCGAGCATCTCGACCTCGGCATTGCCCGACGCGGTCGCGGTCGCCGTGCCCACCACATAAGCATAGAAGAAGCCGTTGACCGCCGGCAGGATGCCGCCGCGCACGGCGCCGCCGCCGGTCGCCGTCACCGCACCGGTCGACAGGTCGACGTCCACGAAGCAGTTGGCCGCGAACTGTGACGACGGCAGCCGGATCCGAGCACGGGTGCGCTCGCCCTTCAGCAAGCGCGCGCCCCAGCAATAGTCCTGGCCGGTGGTGTAGGCGATCGACTGCGCCGCGTAGTGTCGCACCGACGATGCCGCCTCGACCAGCTTGTCGGCGGTGACGGTACCGAAGGGGCCGGCGACGGCATTGGCGGTGACGCTCGCCGCCGACTTGATCCAGGCGGCGTTGTCGATCTCTTCCGAGCGCAGCGCCAGGTTGGTTCGAGAACCTTCGATCTGAAGGCCTCGGCGCTCGCGCGTGACCGGGTCATAGGCGATGCGTGGTTCATTGACCTGGGCGGTGCGCAGCAGGCCGTCCTGGCCGATGCAGGTGGCGATCGATGCGCGGCTGAAGGTCAGGCGCGGGTCGAGCATGCCGGCATGGACGAATTCAAGGGTAAGGCCGGGCGCGGGAATGGTCATCAAAGCACCTCGTAGTTGGTGGCGCTGGAGGCGCCGATGTTGACGGTGGTTTCGGACGCTATAGTGAGGTCGGCGGCGGTTCGATTGATCGTGTCGCTGCCGGCACGGGCGACGGTGAGCGAGGTCGCTCCACCCCGCTTGATGATGACCCGCCACGGATCACGCAGGCTTGCAGCGGGTGGCAGGGCGAAGGTCAACGCGCCGCTGATCGCGATGAAGGTCTTGCGGTTGTCGGCCGCCGACAGGGTGAAGCTGTTGGTGACTTCCAGGATGGGCGCCGTGCTCAAGGCTTCGGCCGGCAGGAAGGCTGCGCTGCCCAATTGGTGGAAACGCACGAGGTCGAGCATGCCCCAGCCCAGGTGTGCCGGGATGCGCGTGAGATCGAACCAGACCGCGGCGGCGGCGGCCGCATCCACGCAGACGTAGATGGTCGAGGGCGTCGTGGTGGTGTCGAGCCAGAGCGAGCCGAACCAGGCGCCGACGCTCAAGTCGTCGGTCGCGATCGGCGCCCGCGCTTCCTTGAAGTGGGCGACCTGGCCGGCAGCGATCCGCATCAGATGCTCCTGAAGCCCGTGGCGGCGCGATAGATCTCCTTCGCGGTGCCGGCCGTCACCGACAGGGGACCGGCGCCACCGTCGATCGTGTCGGCGCCGACGACGGCGACCGAGACGGCGGTGGAACCGTGGATGTTCTTGGTCTTGCACCACCAGCCGTCACGGCAAGAGGCGAAGGCCGGCAGCGTGAGCGGATGGCCGTTGCTGAAGATCACCGCGCCCACCTGGTGGGGCGAGATCGTCAAGGCCCCGGTGGTCTCGATCGGCAGCAGCAGGGGCGCCACCTGGTCGAGGAAGGCGAGCGCCCCCAGGACGGCGATACGCGGGATGCCGGTCGGGGTCAGGTTGATGCCCCCGGTACCGCCGACGATGGCCGCGATGTTGCTCGCATCGGCCGCCGTTTGAACCGCGCTCGCGGCCACTTCGAGGGCCATTCGAGCAGCACCCTTCATGACCAGGGCGACGTCATCGAGGGACGGCTCGAAATTGACCTGGTGACCACCCGCCGCCATGCCGCCGGCATTGCTGGTCGGGTTGTAGGCAGCGCCGTTGTAGAAGGCTTCGAGGCGCAGCCGGGCGGCCTCTTCAAGCGTGGTGAGCCCGCTCATGCGAGGATCTCCTCAAGTTCAAGGGACAGGGTCCAGAAGCGCCGATCCTGGCGCCTCGGCTCGCCACCGCCCGTGATGCGGGCGGGCCAGGCTTCGCGGAACAGATTGCCGGTGTCGTCGATATCGGGAACGAACAGGACAGGGTCGACCACGTCGCGGTTGATCGACATGTCGTAGAGGCGCATCGCCTCGTCTTTCGACAGCATCGACCACTGCATGGTCTGGCGCCGGGCGATGCGGCGGCGATCGACAATCACGCCACCGCCTGGTGTCTCGTCGACGATCGAGCGGCTGCGGCGATTGAGCGAGCGGCCGAGGTCGAAGTTGTACTCGGCCACGATCGGGTCGCCCATCATCAGGTAGCCGATATCGAACTGACCGGCCGTGTTCGCCGTGTCGGACAAGTCGATGCGCCAATAGCGGGCGACGGTGCCGCCAGCCAGCGGGATGACCAGGTGGCGGGAATAACCGGCGATGTCCTTCACCCGCGGCTGGCCGGTCCAGAAATTGGGCTCTTCCCAGGGCAGCGAGAGCGATGACACCACGCGGCCCAGGACGAGTTGCGAGGCGACGTTGAGGATATCACCGGTATGGCCTGACGTGGTCGAGGCGCGATAGGCAAAGGTCGCCTGCAGGGACAGGGTGTGATGGCACAGGGCAATCCAGCGCACGGCCTTGTTCGCCCCCAGGTCGATCTCGATGCGGCTGTTGACCGGGTTGGCAATGGCGGTGCAGCGGGCCGGCCGGGCGATCATCCGCGGGTCGAGCAGGTTGGTCAGCGGCAAGGCCCAGGTGCCGCCGGAAAGCACCACGCCGGTATCGAGGCTCAAGTTGTCGTGAAGGATTGCGCCCTTCGCCATATCAGCCCCACAACCTCAAAGTGACCAGATGCCGCGCGGGCGTCAGGGGGCGCTTACCGATCACGCGGTAGAGCCCGGAAATCGCCTGCTGGGGATAGTCGAGCTGCACGCAGTCGTCGCCCAGGCGCAGCCCCAGGCTGACCTCGTCCAGTTCGACCACCACGCGCCAGCTCTCCCGCGCGACGCCGAACAGGGCGCCGAGGCTGTCCGCCAGTGCCTGGGCGTCGGCGGCGGCAACCAGGGGCGTATCGATTGTCAGCTCGCGGGCATTGGGATAGGCCGCGGCGATCGTGGGCGACGTCCAGACCGCGGTGCGCCATTCCTCGGCCAGCTCGCGCGCCCGGTCGGTGCCGATCACCGCGCCGGCCAGGTCGGCCTCGCGCATGACCGTGTAATTGCGGGCATAGCGCACGGTGATCTTCTTGGCCGGGACCAGGCTCTCGCTGTCATCGACCTCGATCGAGCGGACGGCATACTGGTCGATGGTCAGGGCGGCGGGGCCGGATGGTGCGGTCAGCCGGCCGACCTGCCACACGCCCGCGGCATCGGGGATCGCCCAGCCAGCGAAGCCTCGCGCCAGGGCGCCGATGGCCTCGGCATAGGTGGTGGCGTCGGGCAGCCACAAGCCGCAGGCGGCGGGCGCTGAGAGCGTTCCGAAGCTGGCGCCAATATCGCCTGGGGGCGTGCCGCGGCGCTCGAGCAGGCGCTTGATCAGGGCGGGTGCGGTGGCGGTGTAGCCGCCAGCCCCGATGGTGCCTTGCATGCCCACGGTCACGGTGCCGCCCAGGCCGCCGCCGTACTTCAGCAGGCCGCGGGTGCGGTCGCGCAGATAGTGCCCGGAAACCGGCGAAGCTGCGTCGAAGGCGGCGCCGGTCAGGTCGGCATCGCGCACCAGGTTCGCATCGCCGCCACGGTCGCGGATCGTCTCGGTGGTGAAGTCGCCGCCGTCGTTGATCTGAAGCACCTGGGCGGGGCCGTTCGCACGCGGCGGCGTGATGTTGGCCTTGGTCAGGTCGCCCAGGGCCAGCGGCACCGGCTTGCCCTTGAGATCGTCGGACAGGCCCTCGTAACCGGTGGCGCCCACGTTGGTGCCCAGATAGAGGCGGGTCTGCACGTCCTGCTCGATATCGGCGCGCTTGTCGTGGATCGCCAGGCGCAGGCGCGACGGGCCATCGGTTCGGACCTCCCATTGCGGCCGTTCGACCCGGCCTTTCAGCAGGCAGGTCCAGGTGGCGAAGGGATCGGGCGTGCCATCCTGCGCCGCCCGGCCGAGATAGATGCCGATGTCCTGCCAGCGCCAGGTGCGATAACCCGACAGGCTGCCATCAGCGTTGCTCACCACCAGGTCGCCGGCACCCAAGGCGCCTTCGAGCCGTGACAGGTCGGCATAGACGTCGAGCGAGACGTCGCCGCCTTCCAGCAGCCGCGGGTCGCATAGCGCGTTCGCGCGGTCGGGATCGGTCGCGGCAAAGGGCCGGATCGGGGTATCGGTCCACCGGAAGGTGTTCGTCGAAACCCCATCGGTGGCCGTCACCTCGGCGAGCAGGACGCGGGTCGCGCTCATGCCGCACCTCGCCGGGCCGCCAGCTTGGTCACCTGGGCATTGGTGGTGGCCAGCTCGCGGGTCATCGCATGCACTTCACGGCGCAGCTCGGCGTTGTCCTCGGCCTGGCCGTTCTGACCCGACACCAGGACATCGACCACCTGGCGCAGCATCTCGGCCATGGCCTGGATGTCCCGGCGCAGGGCATTGAAATCGGCGGCGGCGACCGAAGCCCCGCCGTTGCTGCCCGTCGCGGACGCGTCGGCGATCGGCGGCGGGGTGACGAGCGCGATCGGCGTGTTGACCGGCTGGCGGCCGGCGGCGTCGATCGCGCGCCGGGCGTCGCGGCCGACGTCCAGGCGCAGGGTGCGGATGATGCCGTCAAGGCCGTTGTCGTTGGCGGGGAGCCGGCCGGTGCGGTTGACCATGTCCAGCCAGGGACGGGTTTGCGCGGTGACGGACGATGCGCGGGTGACCCATTCGCCACCAGCCAGGCCGATGGTGCCGCCGCCGGCATATTGGGCCAGCACGCTGTCGACGTTCCACGTACCGTTGCCGACCTGGCCGCCGTCGCGCATGGCGGCGACGGGCGGGACGAAGGGATGCGCCGCCCGCTCGATCGCCTCGGCCAATGCCTTGACGCCCGCCTGGGGATCGCTCCAGTCGATGCCCTTCATCGCCTTGCGATCGTCGCCGTCCAGCCCACCCATGGTGCCCGACAGATTGGCCAGCCACTGGGCGATGATCCCGTCGTAATCGTTGGGGTCATCGACAAGCAACCGGCGCTCGCCACCCGAGGCCGCGTTGATGATCAGGCGCATGCCATAGCCATCCGCGCCGCCGACGCCCTGGGAGCGCATGGTCAGCTTGAAGCCGGGCAACGTCCCTCCCACCAGCTTCTGCACTTCCTTGCCCATGTCGCTGATCATCTTGCCGACGGTCTGCAGGCGGGGGATGTTGGTCTCGCTGCCGATATCGGTGTTTTTGACCACCTCGCCGAAGGTGTCGGTCGCACCGTCGTAGCTCTGGGTCACCGCCCGCATATGGTGGCCGTCTTCGACGGCATCGGCGATGCCGCTGGTCTGCGCCATCACGTTGCCAGCACCCTTCGCCGCGGCATCGCCCTTGGCGCTCACCTGGGCGTCATAGGAGGCGCGGGCGGCAGCGACAGCGGCTTCATGCGCCTTTCGGGCCGCGTCGGCATCCAGGATGGCCTGCTGGTCGGCGTCCAGCTTGAGGTATTGCGCCAGCAGCGCCGCGACCTTCTCGCTGCCGGCGACGACCGCGGCGACCAGGCTGGCCTGGGCGGCATTGCCCCCGCGATCACCTGTTTGATCTGCTCGCTGACCGCGCCTTGCTCCTGCGCCAGGCGCGCCAGGATATCGGTGGTGGCATTGCCGGTGATGATCTCGCCGGTCTGATCCTCGATCGCGTTGCCCAGGGCATCGGACAGGTCGAGGCCGTCCAGCAGCGCCTTGACCTGGGCATCGGTCAGGTCTCGGATCTTCACCACCTGGCCGGTGGTGGCGTTGGTCGCGACGACCTGGTCGCCGAGCAGATCGGCCAAAGCCTCCTGCACCTCGTGCAGGCGCTCGCGGATGGGCCCGCCCGCCGCCGTCTCGCTCAAGCCGGTCGCGGTGATCGCCCGCAAGGCCTGGATGACCTCGCGAATGCCGGTCGCGCCGGCCGTGGTGCGACCGCTGATGCCCTGCTCGGCCGCCTGCAATGCGGCAGTGACCGCCGCGGCCTTGGCCGTGCTGGAGAGCCCGCTATCGGTGATCGCCGACAGGGCCGCCAGCACCTTGCGGGTGGCCAGGCCCTCGGCCGTGTCGTTGCCGGCCAGCAGTTGAGACGAGGCCTGGATCGCGGCCTTGAGCGGCGCGGCTTCCGAGACGCTGACCAGGCCATCCGCCGTCGCCACTGACAGGGCATCGATCACCCCCTTGAGGGCGCGGGCCTCGTCGGAATTGTTGCCGGTGATGCCGATGGTGGCGCGGCCGAGCGCATCGCGCACCGTGTCGGCGCGGGCGACCGCCACCAGGCCGGTGCGGGTGACATCCTGCAGGGCGGCGATCGTGCCGCGCAGGCTGGTCGCCGCGGCGGTGTTGTTGCCGACCAGGGCGGTCTGCGCCGCGTTCAGGGCGCCGGTGATACCCCGCGCGCGGTTGACATCGATGCCGCCTGCGATCTCGCTGCGGACGTCACGCACGGCCCGGATGGCATCGCCCAGCTTGCCGGTTGCCGAGGTGGCCTGGCCGACCGAAAGGGTGTTGGTCCGCTCGATCAGATTGCCGATGACATCGAGCGCCGAGAGCTGCTCGCGCAGCAGGGCCGCATTCGGGCCTTCGGGCGCGGTCAGGTTCTCGCGAATGGCTTCCAGGACGCGGGTCTGGGCATCGAGCAGATCGGCCTGAGTGTCAGCCGACCCGGCCAGGCCCCCGGCCGAAACGCCCGCCTGTTGAAGCAGCTTCGAAGCCCAGTCGAAATCGCTTTGATAGGCGGGCGCGGAGGCGTTGTAGGCGCGGCTGTCTTCCAGGAAGGCCTGGACGGCGGCGGGCAGGTTCTTCATGGCGTCCAGGTCGCCGCCCTTGGCCTTGGTGGCGGTCTGCGTCAGTTCCTGGCGCCGCTGGGCCAGGATCTCGGCCGGCGACAGGGTCGAGAGGTCGCCCGTCTTCAGGGCGGCAATCGCGTCGTTGATCGAGCCCAGGGCATCGCGATAGGCGGCCGCCGATCGGCGCGCCGCGGTGGCGGCATCCATGGACGTCGAGATCTGCTCGTCGATCGCCCGGCTCACCAAGCCCAGCGACAGGCCCAGCTGCGCGCCCAGGTTCTCGCTGGCATTCACGATCTCGGCGATGCCGGCGAGCTGGGCGTCGGTGGCCTGGCGCACGGCGGCGGCGACTTCCAGCGCGGCCAGCCGGGCGACCTTGGACATATCGAGGCCGAGCGTCGCGGCTTCCTTCTGCCGGATCTCCTGGGCTTTGAGCAGATCGGTGACCTGATCGAAGATCCCGAAGCCGGCGCCCTGGTTGATCGCGCGGTCGAGGCCGTCGTCGAAGCTGTCGCGGATCTTCTGCATCGACGCGGCATAGCCCGCGGCGACCTCGGTCTGGGTCAGCCCCAGGTCGGACGCCCGCTCGCGCAGCACCTTGAAGGTCTCGTCGAGCGCCTTCATGGCGGCCTCGGTCTGAGTGATGTCCGTCTTGGCGTCCTTCAGCCCGACCAGAACGAGGGCATACTCGCGCACCGCCGCGGTGGCGCCGCCCAGGTCGAGTTCCTCGGCATCGTCCTGGAACTTCTTCAGCGCATCGATCTGCGCCGTGAGGCTGTCCCTGATCCCCTTGCGCATGTCGTCTTCAATGCCGACGCCGCCGCGCAGGGCGTCCACGGCATCCTTGAAGTCGGCGGCGAAGACGAGCAGGCGCAGCGCTTCGTCGATGTCACCCGAGAAGTCCACCTTGCTCAGGGCCTTGGTGACCTCTTCGGGCAGCTTGTCGGCATAGAGTTCGCTGATCTTGATGATGGTGCGGCCGATGATCGACTTGACCCCATCGGTGCTGGTCTCGCCCCGGATCTGGCCGAGATCCTTGCCGTCCTGCCAGAGCTGTGAATAGGAGCCCTCGCGGCTGCCGATCTCGAACTTGAGCTGCAGGTCGCTGAAGTCGACGTATTTGCCGAAGGCGGCAAGGGAGGCATCGCGCACCGCGGCACCGGCACCCGTGGCGGCATCGAGATTGGCCTGGCTGAACTTCTTGCCGTTCTGATGGAACGTCCGCGGGTCTTTGTAGAAATCGTCATAGACCACGTTGGCCGTCTTGTTGCTGGGCTTGTCGTTGTCCATGCCGCCGATCAGGCCGGCGATGGCGCCGATGATGGCGCCGATCGCCGTGCCGATCACCGGGACAACCGAGCCGATCGCCGCACCGGCCGCGGCGCCGCCCACGGCACCGCCGCCCATCGACACCAGCTTGTTGCCGGGCGCAATGCCGCTGAGCAGCTGGCCGATGCCGTAACCCGCCGCCAGGATGCCGATGCCGGGGATGATCGTGCCGCCCAGCGTGACACCGCCCGCCGCGGCACCGCCGCTGGCCGAGAGGCCGCCGGCAACGGCCCCGCTGGACGCCGCCCCGCCGCCGATGGCAAAGCCGCCCGCACCCGAGGTCAGGCCGCCGGCCAGGGCGCCGCCAGCGGCAGCGCCGCCGCCGACCGCAAAGCCCGAGCCCACAGAGGCCACGCCCGTCCCGAAGAGCGGCGTGCTCATGAGGCCGCCGACGCCCGTGATGCCCAGGCTGTCGGTGATGCCGGCGAAGATCGACGAACCGGCGCCGCCGCTCAGGCTGTCGGCCAGGCCGAGGACTTGCTGGCCGGCGCCCAGATAGTCGAAGCCGCCACCGGCACCCCCGTTTATGCTGGGCATGGGCACGCCGCCGCCCGTGGTCAGCCCCAGCTGCGAGGCGGTGCCCTGGCCGAGGAAGGCATTCGCCACGCCGCCGACGATCGGCTGGAACACCAGCAGTGCTGCGATCTGGGCGGCGACGTCCTTCATGATGTCCAGCAGCCGGTCGCCGAAATCCTCGAAGCTGTCGACATTGCCGTCGAGGACGTCGCGGAAGGTATCGCCCAGGCTCTCCTGGATGGCTTCGCCGGCCTTGCGCACGGCGCCGGTCAGGGCGTCCGAGATCTCGGTGCGCTGGCGCAGGGCTGCGTTGGTGCGCAGGGTCTCGTCGTAGAGCCGCAATTCCTCGCCGGCCTGGACGCGCCAGTTGTCGCCGTACTGGCGCTGCAGCTCCAGTTCCTTCTGGCGCAGGGCGACCAGATAGGCCCGGCGCTCGGCGGTCTCGCCGGCCAGGCTGAGTTCATATTGGGCGAGGCCCAGGCTCTCCCGCTGGGCCTGAAGGGCGGATGCGGCACTGAAGCCGGCGGCGGCATCGTTCGCCTCCCCGTAGGCATCCCGCAACAGCTGGATGATGCGGGTCAGTTCCTTCTTCGCCGCCCCTTCGGCGTTGGCCTCGGCCACCAGCAGCGGGCGCAAGGCCTGCTCGAGTTGAAGCTGCTTCTGGGCCTCGGCCTGCGTCATGGTGCCGGCAGCGACGGCCTCGGTGACCCCGCGGTGCGCGGCGGCCTGGTCGCGCAGGTCGGTGACCTGGCGAGCCCCCTCCACGGCGGTCTGCGCGACCTGCTGGGCCAACAGTTCGCGGGCGCGGGCCTCGGCATCCACGCCACTGGTCAACGATGCCTGGACGGCCTCGCGCTGGGCCGCGGCGGCCTCGCCGGCCGAGGCGCTGGTCAGGTAGGCATCGGCGACGGCGTAGAGCGAGGTGACGTTGGCAGACAGCGCCGCGCTCTCGCGGCCGATCGCGACGGTGCCTTCAGCCAAGGCACGCGCGCGGGCCTGCTCTACCCGGGCGGCGGCCTCGCCGGCCGTGACCTCTTCGCCGGACAGGGAAATGCGCTCTCGCTCGCCGGCCAGCCGCGCCCGCTCGGCGGGCGACCTGGCGCTCAAGAGTTGGATATCGATCTGGGAGAGCTGCTGGGCTTTCTCGGCAGCCGGAATGTAGGTCGTAATTGCGCGACTGGTCGCGTCGATCGCGGCCGCGATCTGCGCTTGCTCGGCAGCGGTTTGACCAGGCGCCCCGACGCCAGTCTTGAGCGCCGTAAGCTGATCCCCCAGGCGCTGTTGGCGCAACATGTCGGAGGTCGCGGGCGATCGTCCAGCCACACCCAAAGCGGCATCACCTGCGGCTCTGGCGGCGCCAAGTGCAGCTTGCTCGGCCGCGGCGGCGTCGCGAACCTCTACCCTGCTTTCCAGGTCCCTAAGCTCGCGCTCCATCTCCACGATGCGGGCATCCGCCGACGCGCTACCTGGCACTGAGCCGGGCCTGTTGCGCCGATCGGCTTCAATCAGGCGGCGCACCTCAGGCGGTGTGTCGGCCGAGATTTCCGGGGCACCCTCCCTGAGCCTGGCGATAGCCGTGCGCAGTTCTGCAATCCGGTCATCATCGGATGGCCCGGATATAGCCCTGTCCACCGCGCTACCGATTGCGCCCATGGCATTGGATGCCATGCGTGCCACAAAATCCCATGCCCGACCGAGAGCTGTAGTCGCTTCGGTGGCATCCACCAACCGCGGCCGAAGCGCGTCGAGCAGCACCTTCTGGGCTTCGGTCCTGTTGTTCTGGTCGACCAGGCGCTGGACGTAGCGGGCAGTGGCGCCATCGACCAGGCCGAGGGTCTGCGACAGGGTCTGGGCACCGCGCGCCGGGTCGGCGAACAGCTCGGCCAACTGGCCGGTGGCGGTCTCGACGTCGGCGCCGATCGTCGCCGCGAAATCCTTTGCAATGCCGATGAGGCCCTCGAACTGACCCACCCCGATCTTGCCGGTGTGCAGGAGGGCGACCTCGATGTCGCGAGCGGCCGCGACCGAGATCTCCCCGGCATCCGATGCTTCGTCGGCGATACGCCGCAGCTGCTCGACGGTGGCGCCACTGGCCCGCCCGACGCCGGCGGCGGCAACCTCGACCTGCTTGGTCGAGGCGATGTAGCTGTAGAAGGCCAGGCCGGCGGTAATGACGCTGCCGGCAAGCGCACCGAAGCCCACGCGGGCAACTGTCACCTGCTCGCCCAAAGCCTTCAGGGTATTGCGGGCACCGCCAAAGATGGGCGTGATCTGACTTCCCTGCTGCAGCAGGACGAGCAGCGGGTTCATGCCGCCGGCCAGCGACACCGCGACGTCGTTGAGCTGGAAGGAGAGTTGGCCCAGTTCACGGCCGGTCAGCTTGCCGGTGGCCGCGTAACCCGACATGGCGCGATTGTGGCGGTTGAGCGCCTGCGTCGCCGCCTCGAATGCGACGCCGCTCTTGGTGACGGCTGCCGCGGCCTCGGCTTCACTGATTGCCCCGATCTTCAGTGCGCGCGAAATCTCGTCCAGGGCGGCCTTGTGCTGTGCCTCGGCGGCATAGAGGGGCACGTATTTCGTCCGCAGGCCATCGACCTCGGAAGCATGCTGCGAGACGCCGGCGGTCAGGTTCCGCCAGGACGCCCGGATGTTCTCGATCTCCGTTGCCTGTAGGGCCACCGCGGCCGAGATACCGCTCCAGGACGAGGCGACCGCATTGCCCGTCACCGTCGCCTGCTGCGCCAGCTCGCGGATCTCGGTTCGCGCCGCGGCGGTCTCGGCGGCCAGGCGATCCGCCGCGGCAGCACCCGCATCAACCGCTGCCGCCTCTTTGGTAACGGCCGTCGACACGATATCGAGCGTGCCGGCAAGATCGCTCGCTGCCGTCTCGCCCTGCTTCAGGCCCGCGTCAAGCTTTGCCCCGGCTGCCGTGGCCGCGGCGCCCAGGATGGTCAGAGCCTCCTTGGAGCCAACCAGTTCGGCCTTGAGTTCACTGCCATCGGCGGTGATGCGGAGACGCAGGGACAGATCAGCCACGGCGCGACCTCGCCTGCTGGCGCTCGCGTTCCTCGCGGCCGCGGAACACGGCCAGTGCCTCGATCTCCATGGCTTGCAGGTCGGCCATCACATTCCCGTCCAGCGTCAACCCCTGGGCATTGGCCACCACCGCGACGGCGGCGTAGTTGAGGCCGACGATCGAGCCCCCCATGCCGGCGTGCAGCCATTGGGTGGCCACCGACTGAAAGAACGCGAAGGCGGCCAGGTTCTCAGGCCACAGCTCGATCTCGGTCTCGGTCGCGAAGCGGGCGCGAAGCTGGTCCGCGCCCGGCCCGACGATGCCGAAGCCCGCGAGTTCTTCCTCAAGAGCCTCGCGGGCTTTGGTGGTACTGCCGCCGCCCGTTGCCCAGGTCCGGGCGGCGTCGCTCAGTTTTTTCGCTTGGCCATGCCGTTCGACAGGCTGGGGAAGTAGGCCTGGGCGACAGCGATGGCGACCGGGGGATTGCGCAGGAGCGCGTCCCGGATCTCGTCGCTGAAGGAGATCGGCTGGTTGGTGTCTTCGTCGATCAGGCCTTCCCAGCCGATCCACGCCTCGCGCAGCACTTCCTTGTCGGGATCCTCGGTGATCGAACTGCGCAGCTCGCGCTGGCGGTCGTGATCGATGACCTTGAAGCGGCCCTTGAACGACTCGGTGTCGAAGCCGCCCCGCTCGTTGGGCTGCTTCACGGTGACGGTCGCGGTGAAGGTGCGCTCTTTGCCGATCGAGATCTTCATGACGAAATCAGTTCCTGTCGTTGAGTGGATGCTTGCGGTTACGCCGCGTTACTGGATCGTGATGGTGAAATCGTCCGTCGCCGAGTTGACGCAGAGGTTCAGCCCGGCCTGGATCATCAGGAGCTTCTGATCCTCCTGGTACTGCGGGTCGACCAGCTGGGTCTTGCTGCCGGTGACGATGACCTTCTTGCCCGCGGCCGAGCCGTGGGTGATCGACAGGACGTCACGGGTCTCGGTTTTGATGGTGGCGATCCAGTCCTTGGTCAGGATGTCCGGGGCTTCGAACAGGATCGTGCCGACCGCCTTGCGGTCGACATAGTTGATGCCCTCGTAGTTAGTGTTGTTGCGGTAGACGTTCTCGACCCCGAAATCGACCTCGAACGACTTCACGCCCAGCGTCGTGCCGTGCAGGGTGATCACGGTGTTGGCGAAGGAGACTTCCTCGGGATCCTTGAACGCGGTCAGGGTCGCCGAGGGCATGGCCGCATCGGCGATGCCGCCATAGAGGCCCATGAACGAGAACTGGAAGCGCGGGATGGCCAGGGCGGCGCCGACCAGCTTCACGGTACCGCGGCAGCCCAGGGCCTTGTGGCGCAGCCGGCCGATGTAGAAGTAGATGCTGGCCGAGGTCTCGCCGCTGTCCACTGGCTTGTAGTCGACGCGGGTGGTGGCGACGACGGTTTCCGCCATGGCGCAGGCGATCAGGGCCGGGCCATAGCCAGGCGCGGTGCCCAGCGGGGTGCCGGCGCCGGCCGCTTCGACCTCGAAGCTGATCATCATGTGCTCGCCGACGATCAGGGCGCCCTCGTTACCGAGGCGGCCACCATCCAGGTCGCGTTCCACCTTGTCGGCCTTCAGCGGCTCGATGCTGCCGTTGTAGGTCATGACCGCGTTGCTGCCGCCGACCGGCACGCTGTCGACCCCGTAGGTCGCCTCGGCCTTCAGCAGGACGATCTTCTGTTCCCATTTGTAGGCCATTGGTCAGGTCTCCTTAACGCTTGGGCTTGAGCGAGGGCGGCGGGGGCGGCGAGAGGGTGACCGGATCGCCACCCTCTCCATCGACCTGCTCGGCTCGCGGGGTATCGGGGACTACCGGCGCCGCCGGCTTGAACTTGTCGGTGGTGTAGACGCTGCTGCCGTCCGCATTGCGCGGGCCTGCGGCGCTGGGCGTGGTCGGCCCTTCGACCTGGACCAGCTTGCCGCCATCGTCGACGCGATAGCGGCCACCCTGGGTCGGCGTTGCGGGAGTCTCGTCGGACATCAGGAGACCTTTCGGATGTAGCGGTCGGTCGACCAGGTCGTAACAAACCAGACGACGCCGTTGCCGGCCGGGGCCGAGCGGGAGGCGACGAAATTGATCGGGGCGTGGCGCTCCACGTCCGGGGTCCAGCCGGCGAGGGCGTCCTCGGTCGCGTCGCGAAACTGATCGACCGCCGAGATCCGCTTGCCGCCCTTGGCATCGTCGTATTGGCGGATCACCACGGCGGTCAGGAATTCGACCTGGACGCGCTGGCTATGGGCGCCGGTGCTGCGCGTGTTGGGTTCGCCCGCCTCGTCGTAGGGCAGAACGAAGCAGGTGCCGTGCCGCGGCTTGGTGCCGGCGGCCAGCGCTTCAAGGGCCTCGGCTCCCTCGATCGCGATGAAGGGCGGCATCGCGGCGGCGACCAGGCGGTCGATGATGGCGCCGATCACAGGAAACCCTCCAGATTGGCGTCCGTGAAGACGGGGTCGGACCCCGCATACTGGACACCGCCCGCAGTGCCCGCCTGGGGGGTGATGCCCGCCAGATCGGGCAGCAACAGGCGGCCGGCGGCAGCATCGCGCAATTCCGCCAGCGCATCCTTGTAATCACGCACGACATGATCGGGGGCGCCGTCGCGGTGCAGGTGGTAGCGGGCGATCGAGACCGCCCACTTGAGCACGATGCTCGGCACCGTCGACAACGGCATGAGGTATCGGATGGCGAGGTAGGCGTCGATGGTCTGGCCAGCGGTGTCGATCGCCGCCGCGATCACCGCGGGGTCGGCGATGTCGTCGTTGTCGCGATCGGCGATCTGAAGGATCTCAGCTGCGCCGGCCCGTTCGACCAGGTCATCGAGGGTGGCGTAGCTCACGGGGTCTGCCCCGCGGCACGCGTAGCCCAGAAGACCGCCTCTTCAAGCCGCCGCTGAGCGAGGATGGCCTCGGCCTTGTTGGGCAGCTCGTCGAGCAGATCCCAGAGGGCGGTGGCGGCGTAGAATGTGGCGTGGACGCAGAAGGCCACCGGCTCGGTTTCCGGCGGCACCGCGCGCTTACCAATGAAGTCCTTGAACGGGTTGACCGCCATGATCAGGCCCCCTGCCGGGGCGCTTGCCGGGCTTCTGCGAACCCTTCGAGGCGGCTTCGGCACGCATGGCCACGATGGCGGCGTCAAGGCGCGACTCACGATCGTCGTCAGGCAGGCCATTCCACGCATCGACCGTCAGTCCGCTGTCGCGGTGGGCGCGGACCACCACGGTACCCAACTGGACTTGGGCACCGCCGATATCGATGTGCGAGGGCTGGACCGAACTGCCCACGAGGGCCTTTGCGGGGTCAGGCCCGCCTTTGCCCGCGTCCGTAAGCTCGACGACGCCATCGGGCAGGCCGGCGATGATCTCGTCGGGAAGATCGATGACCTTCCCGCCGGCCTCGTACAGCTTGCCGTCACAGTGCAGGTCGCGGAGGATGCGGACCTTCATCACGCCACCGCGCTCTCGAAGAAGTAGCCGAGGTCGGGCGCCGTGATCAGCTCCTTGACGCTTTCGCCCGCACGCACGCGGATGGAGCCGCGCAGGCCGGTCTTGGGCTCGGGGATCTGGCCCGCGACCTTGCCGCCGTACTGCATGGTCATGCCGAAGGTGGCACGGCCATTCTTGTTGCTGGCAAGGCCGTCGCGGCGGATCAGGGCGGCATGCTTGCCCCAGAGGCGAGCCTTGGCCAGCGCCTGGCCCTTCTTGGCGGTATTGACGAAGGCCGAGCCGACGATGATCTCGTCGAGTTCGAACAGATCCGCCACGGCCTGGCGCGTCGCAATGCCCTTGTCACCGTCGTTGCGGTGCACGGCCTTCAGGATCGCCGGGTTGGTCGAAAGGGCGGTCCACGTGGGCCGGCCCAGCACGAGCACATTGGCCCGCATGATCAGCGCATCCTGTGCGGCCGTGATGGCCGCGACGGGATCCGACGATGCGTGCGACCACTGTGAGGTACCGGCCAGCACCACCTTGTTGCCCACCGGATAGGTGGCCGCTGCGAAGACGGAATTGGCCACGCGGCGCTCGCGATCCAGCAGGACCAGGTCCATGACACCCTGGGCGGCGTGCGAGAGCGGGTTGTAACCCACCGGGGCATTGTTCACGTCGTCGATCGGCACCACGTCATCCAGGCCGTAGTCGATGGTCTTCGAGGTATCCTCGGTGGCCGAGAATTCGACCTCGTTGGGTTCGCCCTTGCGGCCGACAGTGGTGTCGGGGATGGTGATCTGCTCGCCGAACTCGAACTTCAGCCATTCGAAGGTCTGCTTGCTGAGAAGCGGGCTGATACGCGGCAGCACACGATCGGCGACCAGGTCGCCATTGGCGTAGGAGATGACAACCCCGGTCAGCTCGGGATCGACAGGAAACGGAAAGCCGGTCATGTGGAAGCTCCTTAGCCCTGGACCTGGGCGGGCAGGATGAAGACGAGGGCGATATCGCCTGCGACGGCCGATACTTCGGCCCGGCCAACGACGCCGTTGTTGGTGCCGGCCGCCGGGGCCGCCGCGACGGCCTTGCCGTCCACGTCGGCGGTGACGTAGCCGCCGCGGGTGACGGTGCCGCCGAATTCGACCTCGGTGAAACCCGAGCGAACCACGTCGACACGCTCGCCCGATGCCGCGCCGCCAGGATGGTCGGTCACACCGATCAGCCCCTCGGTGGCCGCGGTGGCCTGGAGCACGGCGCCATCGGCGGCACCGAACTTGACGATGCGGCGATGCGCGATGGCACCGCCGGCGGTGTAGGTTTTCACGAGCTTGCCCATAGGCTCAGGCCCCCTTCTGCTTGAGACGGTCCAAGGCGTCGGCAGGCGAGATCGTCTCGCCCTTCTTCTTGGCGTCCTCGATTTCGGTGTTGATGGCGCCGGCAATGGCGACGGGGTCGGCGAAGTCGACCGAGTGGGCCTTGCCACCGGCGATCTCCTTGGTCACGACGGGCAGGGGCAGACCTGCCAGCAGGTCCCGAAAAGCCTGGCGTCCGGTGCTTGCCTTGGTCTCCCCGCCATCGGCGAAGGACAGCGTGCCGTCGTCGAGCTGCGAGAACAGCGCGGTGGCAGTAGCCTGCATGCCGATCGGCAGGCGGCCGGCGGCGACGACGGACGTCACGAAGGCCGCGTCTTCCTCGGCGCGGGCCTTGGCCTGGCTGTCGGCAAACTGCGCCTGATCGGTGGCGAACTTCGCCTCCTTTGCGGCAAGCTCGGCCGCGCGCCGTTCGAGTTCGGCTGCATTCGCAGCGGTCATGTCAGGCTCCTTGGTGGGGTCGGTGTAGAGAGGGGACGGGTCCGGCCGGGCTTCGACGGCAGTTTCGGTCAGGCTCTGGATTTCCCACTCGGACAAGATTTCGTCGGCCTTCGCCAAGCCCTCCTTGCCGATCATCCAGTCGCGCAGGCGGCGGAAGAGACGCGCCGCGGTACCGGCGGTGGCCGAGGTCGACCAGTCCGAGAATTCGATGGTGACCACGCCGTCGCCGCCGGCTGCGAATTCGACGGGCTTGAGGCCCTTCACGGCGGGGGCGGCGGCGCCCAGGAAAGCGACGTGGCGCAGGTACCAGCCGCCAGGGGTGGGGTTGTTGGGTGAGGTGGGCGTGTAGAACGCCGCCGAGATCGTCTTGAAGCGCTTGGCCTTCACCAGGTCGGCGAAGGCGGGGTCGATATCGGTGGGCGTCGCCACCAGGCGGTCGCCGTCGACGGCCAGGCCGCCGATCCACCCATAGGCGGGCGCGTCGGTCTTGGGATGGCCGACGCAGATCGGCGCCTGGTGGTTGGCCGGGTCGTAGGCATCGGCGATCACGGCGAGGTCGCCCTCGGCATATTCGAGGGTCACCCCCTCGTTCGAGGTATGGGTGCCGGCGCGGAAGATTTGAAATGGCTTCATGGGGGCCGATCGTGCCCGCGCGGGGCGTCTCGATCAGACCGAAGGAATGACCCCCGAGCCGAGCCCCCGGATGGCCCCGCGAAGCCTTTCCGAATGCCCCCGAATGATGAGCAAACAGTTTTCAGGGCCCAAGGGTGCGCCAGGCAGCTTCCGGCGCTGTAGCACCCGCTTTTGAGGGGTCGGCCCTCAAGGGCCAGATTGTCCCCCGACGCCAGGTCGAGGAAGTCGCCCAGGATCTCCAAAACCGCGACCTTGTCCTCGGCCGAGATCCCGAGGAAGGGCCGGGCCGGGATCGGGATGGTGTGCTCGCCGATCGTCACCCACCTGGCACTGCTGCCGGGTGAGCCCGGCGCGGCGAAGCGCAGCTTCGAGCCGGCCTTGGTGCCATCCTTTTTGGTAAAGGCCCCCTCGGAAGCCGTGCGGAACGACATCTGCCGGCTGCGGGCATGCCGGGTCACCGAGCCGCCGAACTGGTGGATGGCGGCGTAGATCGCATTGGTGCCGACATCGAGCTGGCCGTCGGCGGCCTGGTAGACGATCTGCGCCAGCGTGCCGGTCTCCCGCAGGATCCCCGGCCCCTTCTTGGTCTTGGCATAGGCCGGGCTCAAGGGCTTGAAGGCCGTGCCGTCCGGCGATTTCTCGGCCTTGATGCGCGCGATCGTGCTCTCGCGTAGGTGCTCGCCGATATTCTTCAGGGCGGGTTCCGGCCGCTCGCCGGCCGCGATCAGGCCCTGCAGCGCGGCAATAATCGCCGAATCATCGACGGTGATCTTAGCGCCGGCCATGTGCCCTCACATTGCAAAGGCGGCCCAGCGGGCCTATGTTGTGGGTGTCCTGGCCGAGGCGCCGAACGCCCTCCGTAGGCTTCAGGACATGAGCGGGTGCCGGTCGGCCGGCCCCGCTCTTTCTATTTGCTGGCATAGAGCAAAGCGCCACGGCGGAACTGCTCCACATAGGTTTCGGTGGTGTCGAAGCCGGTGATGCCGAACCAGCCCCGCGGCGACCACTCGAAGCGCACGAACAGGGTCTTGCCGTTGGGCAGGAGCACCCGCTTCAAGTAGGACCGGCGCAGGGCGACCCCGCTGGCCACCGCAACCCATTCAGCCCAGATCTCGTCGGGATCCTTGATCGCATCGGCCAGCAGCAGCGTGTAGAGCCCGCGGTCGCGCTTCATCGACTTGAAGCCATAGACGGCACCGTTCGGGCCGCGCTGTTCAAATAGCGACTTGTCGATGCCGATGATCCCGCCCGATGGGTCGCGCCACTCCACCGGTGTCGCGAGGTCGGCGCCGAATTCCTTGAGGAAGCTCTCGACATACTCCTGGTCCGGCCGGCCGGCCGGCAGCACGCGCGACGCCGGCACGGCCTGGGCTGGACGCAGCAGCGGCAGCTTGGCCGGTGCCGGCGGCGGCGTCAGCGGCGACAGCGGCGCCTGCAGCTCGACGGGGACCACACCCTTCAGCGAGGCCTCGCCGACGTTGTATTCCCAGCCGCGGTCGATGCCGGGATAGCGGGTTTCGGGCTGGCCGGTGCGCGGATCCACCGTCTCGATCGGCCGCTCGTAGGGCGCCTTGTCCGGCCCGCTCTTGCCCAGCGCCGTCAGCTGCCGCTTGCTCAGGGCCACGACGTCGCAGTTGCAGCCCCAGCCGTTGGGGGGAAAGTGGGTCTTCCACCAGGGATCGTCGGCCGCCAGGCACTGGCCGTTCCAGGCGACGTGGTGCGGCCGGGGATAGCGGCTGTCGTTGTGCCTGTACTGCCAATAGGGCCGGTACTTCAGCACATCCGGGTCGGTCATCTGCGCGTAGCGGCCGGCCATGTAGGACGTGCGCAGGTTGGTCTTGTAGATCAGCCTGGCGCGCCAGGCGCGGCGCTCGGCATCGGTCTTGCCGCGGGCATAGAACTGCCAGCCGGTGCGGGCGACGATGTTGTCGAAGTCCTTCTGGAACTCCTGCAGGCTGACGCCCTTGGTCACCGCCTTGTCCACAGCGGCGCGAAAATCGGCCAGCATGTCGGCCTGGACGACGCCGGCCACCGAGAAGGCGCGGGCGTGCGCCTGGTGGCGCAGGTCATCCCATTTCCGGGTGGGCAGATCGACCTTGCGCTGGAAGAAGTCGATCGCCTCCTGGAAGGGCAGCGAGACCCCTTCAATTGCCATTCGAGACCTCGTTGCGGCCGGCCAGGCCGGCGACGGTGATCGCCTTCTCCATCACTTCGGCCAGGTTGGAGGGGTCGATATCCGGCAAGATTGTCAGCAGGCGCTCGGCCAGGTCCTCGTAGGAGGCCGCGGCAAAGACCTGCTCGCGGATCCTGGCGATCATCGCGCTGATCGCCGGGGCGGCGGCCTGGTCGAGCTGGTCGACCAGCGGCGCCAGGTCATCGTCCTCCTGCGGGTCGGCGAACTCGGCCTCGGGCCGGGGCGGCGGCACAACCAGGCTGTCGTCTTCGTCGGGCTCGTCTTCCTTCTCGACCCAGTCGCCGCCGTAGGTCTCGTTGATATACTCGGCATCCTTGGGCCGGTAGCCCATGTCGTAGATGGTCTTGTCGCGCGCCGCCCGTTTATCCAGATCCTCGGCCTCCGAGAAGTCGCGCCAGACCTGGGGCAGACCGGCGCCGGGCATGTTGACCTCGACGATCCACTTCACCAGCGTGTCGTTGAGCGTGCTCGAGACAAGGTCGGCATCGGCCTTGGCAATCGCCACGCGCACCTCGTTGTGCACCTCGCCCAGCGACCGGGAACCGCGCTCGCCCGAATTGGTCGACAGGGTCTCGCCCAACACTGCCTCGGACATCAGCTCGTCGAGATAGCGGGCCAGGCCTTCCTGGGTATCACCGCCGCCGCCCCGCGCGGCTTCCAGCAGCTCGATCACGACGCCTTCGGGCACGACGATGCCGGCATCACGGATCATGGCCCGGATCGACGCGAGCAGCTTGTCCTGCTTTTCCTTGTCGTACCCGCCGGGATAGGTGGCTTTCACGGTCGGCGCCGCGAAGCGCTCGCTCGCCTGGAGCCAGTGGCCCAGCACCTGACGCTTGAACCAGGCCGGCCAGAACAGGACCGTGCCCAGGCCCAGACCATAGGGCTCATCATCGTCATGGTCGACGTTGTAGCGGTGCACCACGAACTTGCGGCCGGGCAGCTCGATGCCGTCAAAGCCGCTCTCGCGGGTAAGCAGGCGGGGCTCACCTTCAGGCGTGAAGCGGAACCGCCGCTGTTTGCGCACCTTGGTCCTGGCAACCGTCCACACACCGCCGCGGTTCTCCCACATCGCCTCGGCGACGGCATAGCCCTTCAGCACCGCGCCCATCAGGCCCATGGTCAGACGATCAAAGCCGATGCCCTTGAGCTGCTGCTTGACCAGCTCGGCCGCCTTCTTGTCGCGCAGCCGGTCGGAGGCCTCGATGACCGTCCATTCGCGCGAGGTGACCTCCAGGGTGCGCTTCTGCAGGACCGAGAAGGCATGCGGGTCGCGCTTGATCTCGTCATAGAGTGCCAGGCCCTTGCCGCCGCCCCGCGCGATGATGGTCGCGTCGGTCGGGTCGATGGTGGTCGAGAACTGCGGCACCATCGGGTCACGGGCGACGGTGGCGATCTCCTGGGTCGTGGGATTGGCCATGTCATCACCTCAGATAGTCGAAATCGGCGCGCAGGCCGTATTCGCCAAACGCGTCGCCGCGGGGCAGGCCTGGTCGGTCAGCTGCACCGAAGGTGGCGTCGAGCATTTCGGCGCTCGCCCGCGGCGCGCCGATCGGCAGCACGTCGCCGTCGACGACATTGGCCACCGTGGCGGCCCAGGCCAGTGCCAGGGCCACCGCGAAGTCGCCATGACGGCCCTTGCCATCACTGCCCTTGTGGGTGACCTCAGGCACGCGCGGCGTACCCTTGACCAGCTTGATCTGGCGCAGATCGTCGATGTGGTCGGCATCGGCCGGCAGGTCGACGTCGCGGTCGGCAACGCCGGCCACCATGCGGGGCATGTTCTCCAGGTACCAGGCCTCGGTCATGTGGACCGGCTCGACGATCGAATAGCCGTACTTCTGGGCAGTCAGCTCGCCCAGGTGCGCACCGTTGCCGGTGGCATCAAGCTTGACCGCACCGCGCCGGGGCAGATGGTCGATCAGCCACCACAGGATCTGGCGCTGCTGGTCGAACGGCACGTTGCGCATTTCAATGACGAAAGGCGCGTGACGGCGCAGCGCCTGCATGACGGCGAGTGGCACGATGACCGAGACGGCGCCCGATCGCGCGAAGTCCTGCCCCACCGAGTAGCGCCAGCGCGGATCCAAGGTCTCGACCAGGGGCGCCAGGTGGTCTGCTATCCAGGCCGCGGCAAAGGCCTCCCGAGCCTCCCTCGTCTGCATCTCGAAGCCAGGCGGGCATTCCAGGCGCAGCACCGGCAGGCCCGGCACCATGCAGGCCTCGATCTGGGCTCGGGTGAGCACCACGCCGGAACCCTGGCTGGGGATGCAGCGCAGTTCCTCGTCGGCGTCGGCGCCGTAGCTCTTGTAGATTTCGGCACGCCACTTGGCTTCGCCCTCCGGGGACCATTCAATTCCCCGTGTCAGGCAGACGCGTTGGTATAGGCCCTGCTCGATCGCGTCATCGAAGGTGCACCGAACGACTGCGCCCGGTCGCTTGCCTGCGCGGATCTCGTTGATCAGTTCGTTGAAGGGGTTGTCGACGCCGTTGTGCGTCGAGATCACCAGCACCTTGCCGCCCCAGATCAACAGCGCCATTGCCGCCTTCAGGAGGGCTGCAGCGTCGTCGTGGAAGGCGAATTCGTCGAGGATGACATAGCCCTGGCGACCACGCAGCGACCGCGGCCGGGACGAGAGGGCGACGATCTCGTAGCCTGACGCAAAGCCGATGCGAAAGGCCTGGATGGTCCGCGGGTCGCCGTGGCTGTCGACGTCCTGGAACAGGAATTCCCCGACCTCGGTGATGCCGGGCATGAAGGCCTTGGCCCACATGGCGCAAGTGTCGATGAACTCCCGCGCCATATCGAGGTTGTAGCCGATATAGAGGACGTCCATGCCGCCGGCCGCGCGCTGGGCGCCGGCAGTCAGGACTGCATCGGCCCCCACCGCCCAGGTGAAGCCGACGCGGCGCGACTTGTCCGATACGACCAGAGCATTCGTGGCGGTGGACCGAAGCAGTTCCTGTTGCTTGGGCAGCAGCACGTCGGGCAGCGATTTGCCCACCAGCATGGGGGGCAGTGACTGGGTCTGTATCCGCCGATGCTCTGCCCACTCCTGGTCGGTGATCGGCCCCAGGCCGCCGTCCGGCGGGCTCATGCGGCGACACCCAGGATCTGCTTCTTGATCTCGTCGATCGTATCGCGGGACATGCCGCGTTGCTTCATGACGCCCTCGGCCGCCTTCACGGCGTCACGCTTCGCCTTCTCGGTCGCCCGCTTCTCGATCTTCTCAATACGGTCGGCATCGGTCTTGGCGGCGCTCGCGATATTCTTCATCGCGCCGGTCGCGAACAGCAGTTCTTCAGGCCCCAGCACCACGCCCTGGCCCTGCATGGCGGCGCGACTGAACTTGAACAGCAGGCCTTGCATCAGTTCCAAATTGAGGCGGAACAGCTTGTCGTCGGGCTGGTCGCCATACTTCGCTAAGATCCCCTCGGCCATCGCCCGCTGTGCCCGCATCTCCTTGCCCAGCTCGTCCATCTCGGCCAGGTGCCTGCCCATGGCAGATCGCGAGATCGGATCCGAGGCCATGGTGCCCAGTGCCTCGTTGATCCGTTCGACGATCTCGTCGAGCGTATGACCGGCCTGGCGCAGCGCGCCGATCCGGTTGCGGACCTCCGGCGGCAGGCGGTCGATCTTCGAGGGACGGGGCATGGGCTCAGTCCCGCGGTTCCGGGCGGCGGATACCGTGGACAACCAGCAGCCCGGCGGCGACTTCGCAGCCACGCTCTGTTGGATGGACAACAACGAGGTCGCCGAGATGGTCGAGTCTGACCATGCCACCGTTTTCGAGGAACGAGAGTTCGGCGCGGATATTTCCCCGGGTTGCCTTGAACCCATAGGGGGCGACCAGGTCGACCAGCATGAAGTCATTGGCGCCATGGAGCCGCCAAAGGAGGTCGAGAAGGCACAACCTCAGGCCTTCGCGCCAAAGAGTGCTTACCATGCGCTGCAGATCGTTCATTGCGAAACCTCACACGCCCATGGAAGGGTATTCGATGCCGGACACCGGATCGACCTGGCGGGCCAGGAAGGAGACACCGCGCTTGGTGAGCGTGGCGATCCGCACTCTACCCTGGTACCACTCGTCCACTATCAGACCCGCTTCCTTGAGCATGTCGAGGTCGCTGCGCACGGCATCGTCGGTGGCCAGGCGGCCCCGGAAGCCAAGTGCGGCAAGGGCGACCTTGATCACGCTCTCGTTGGCGCTGCCCTCGTTCTCGGCCAGCACCCGCAGCAGCGCCAGGCGGCGGGACCGGGCATTGGCATCTGCGTAATCGGTCATGCCCGTCCCCTATTGGCCAGCAGGTGATCCTCGATCCGGCTGAGGGTGGCGCGCTGGGCCGACTGCTCCTGGGCCACCCCGCTCATCTTGCCGCTCAGCCCGGAGATCTCGGCGCGCAGTTCGGAAATGTCGTCGCTGGACGGCAGGTGTTTCAGCTCGTTCTCGATCAGCAAGGTACGGCTGCCCAGCGTCGCCATTTCGCTGTTGGTCGTGGTGAGCTTCGAAAGCAGGGCCTTCTCCACCTTCTCCAGGTCCTCCTTCGACGCCAGCCCCTTGCGGATCGCCCAGCCGAGAACGGTCAGCGCCCCCGCGATGCCGAAAGCGATTACCCCCCACCATTCACGCACCCAATCCATCACCGTCTCCGCTCGGCTCGCGTTTGACATTCGATGCACCGCATCGTTCCGGGAACCGCCCGGCGCCGGTCTTCAGGGATCTCTTCCCCGCAGTCGACGCACCAACGGTGCTCGGGGCCGATCACCCGGCGACGATGCGCATCGAGCGCCTCGTCACTCAGGATCTCGGCCCGGCGCTGTGCCAGGTCCATCGCATCAGCCACCGCCACACCAGGTCAGGGCTGGACGGTGCCGGCCGGCAGCAGGAAGGGCTGATCGATGCGAGCCAACGCCATCTCGTGCAGGTCTTCGTGATCCAGGGCGAAGCGCTTCACGGCGTCGGGGAACTTCTGCGCCAGGATCTTCGCCGCATCGGCCGCCAGGCCTTCCTTGACTTCCACGGTCAACTTGCCGTCGAGCATCTGACTACTTCGGGCCTTGGCCAGGTCGATCGCGGCATAGGCGCCCTGGTAGAGATATTGGCGCACCACATCGTCGCTCTTGAGCTTGAGCCAACCGGCCAACAGCTTGACGCCCAGCCCGACCAGGGCAGCCAGCGCCAGGCCGATCGCCTCGGTCACGGACGGCTGGAAGTCGATGGCGGTCGAGCCGTCCGCGGCATAGGCCTGCGACACGAATGTGGCAGGAACGAGCACGACGTCGGCCTCATCGGCCAGGGCCGGCTTCAGCTCGAAGTCGGCCGGGGCCACGGTGACGACGGTGGGCGCCACGAACGGGGACGCCTCGGCGATCGAGGTCATGGAACCAGCCGCCACGAGAACGGCGGCGGCAGCGAGGACAAGGCGAAGAAACCGCATTGGTTTTCCTTCAGTCGATATCGTTGAAGAACAGGTGCCCGCCGATCGTGCAGAGCGGTGTCTTGCCCCGGCTCCAGGGCGGGGAGACCGCCGGGGTGTGGTAGTGGGTCGAGCCCGAGGTGTTGTCGGCGGCCTGGCCGTGCAACACCATCAAGGCGGCGCAGGTCGCGCGCTGCAGCCGGGCATCATCCAGGTTCGCCGCCACCACGGCGCGGTAGGTCGGATCGCCCTGGTTCCAGCAGCTGAACTGCAGACGGGCCTTGCAGGCGCTGCCGATCGTGCCCGAGCCGTAGAGCGGGTGGCTCTTGCCGTTCTTGGTGAAATACGCCTGGGCGATCCGAACACGGTTCAAGATCACATTGGCGACGGCGATCTGCCCCTGCATGGTCTCGCCGCGGGCCTCGCCGAAGATCGTTCGGGCGAAAACATCGACGTCGAAGGCGGTGGCAATGACCGGTGTGGGCTTGGGTGCGTTTGGCATGGCCCGCAGTTTCACGCGTGCGGGCAGGCGTGATCAGACCGATGGAATGACCCCGGAGGCCTGGGCGATGAAGCCGAAGCACAACTGGCTGGAGCTGGCGGCGGCGGGTTTTCTGGCCCGGTGCTTGTGGCCGCACACCGGGCAGTGGGGTGCCTGGTCCTCGATCGGCGGGCCGCCATTGCCCTTCACGATGCCGTCCGTCAGGCGCTTGACCAGGCCGCGCGACAGGTGGGTCTCGGCGACGATCTCGTTGATCGACTTGCCGTCCGCCCACAGGCGCCGCACCGAGACGGCATTGCGCTCGGTCTTGGCGGATGGGATCACCATGCTCTCGCCACGATGATGGGCGGCAAACAAGCGGGCGGCCTTCACCCCCAGCGCCTGGGCCAGCCAATGCGCCCGATCGATGGTGTCGGGTTCGGGAATGTACTTCTGCTGGCCGCCGTGCCGCTCGCCGAAGGCAAGGGCAACGTCGACGCCGGCCAGGGTGGCGACCAGTTTGAGCACACCCGGCAGGGTCTCAGGCTTGGGATACCAGTCTGGGCTCATGACTTCCCGCCTCCCGGCCAGTCGTAGATGACGCGCTTCACTTGCCAGGCCTGGCGCACTTCGGCGTCCCACCGCTCTCGGATGGTGTCCGCCACGAACTTGTTGGCGGCCCGGACGATCAGGGTCGGGACACCGTCGCGTTTCTCGACGGCGAACTGGGAATGACCGAACCAGGCGCGGGCAGAGGCTTCCTCTATCCCAGCCGCCATCAGGCGGTCGTAGAGCGGATCCTGGCTGGCCGACTTGTCGATCGTGAGGTGACGCTCGACCGGGTCGGGGTAACTTTCGTGTCCGGCATCGTTCAGCCAGGTCGAGACCAGCGGCAGGAACAGCGGCTCTGATTTCAGGCGCTTGCACTCGGCAGCATATCGGGCGGCGGCCCTGGCCAGAAAGTGGGGGTCTACACCGGCGGCCACGGCCTTGGCGAAGGCCGCACGGGCCTTGCCGGGCCGGTCCTGGGGCCGCCGCGGGAAGACCTGCCAGAAGGCTTCGAAGGGCTCTTGAAGATGGGTCGGAAAGGGTTTCATAGGTAGGCACCATGCAAAATTCGGTCAATCACTTGGACGACCTCAGCGCTTTTGCCCTGCTCGATCAAGTCGACGGGCAACTGGCCATCGAGTTGGGGGTGGGGCGAGACCAGCCACAGCTTGGCCTCGGCCTCCGTGTAGATCTCCAGCAGCCGGGCCATCACCTCGAACATCATGCTTGGCCTCTCTTTGCCTTGCGGATCAGGTCGCCATAGCCGCGGATGATCGTGGCGACTTGTTCCTTGCGCGCCTCTCGGACGCTGGCGGTTCCCCAGACCAGCGTTACGTCGGCACTGTCGATTGCCCCCTGTTCTGCCAGGGCGATCAGCTTTGCCATCTGCGCGGTGACCAGCAGGCGATTGGCTTCCTCGGTATCGACGCCGGGCTTGACCTTAAAGCCCTCGCGCTCGCACCAGGCGCGCAGGGCCTCGATGATCCGGCTGGCGTCGTGCGCCGACACCCATTGCAGTGCCTGGACGCCGCACTGGCGCTCGGCGAATGAGGCGATCGCCCCCTCGCTGGCATCGTCGACGGCGCCCAGCGCCCACAGGGAGAGCCACAGGGCGCGGATCTTGCGCGCGTGGGCGCTGTCGGCCAGGGCACGGCCCTTCGGTGCCCTGGCGCGCGCGCCTGAGCGCCCCTTGATGGCGTCCAGGGCCTTGCCCAGCTCGTTGTTCGTCAACTCGGCGGATGAACGCTTGCCGGTGGCCTGGAAGATCACCTCCCGGCGCAGCTCGTCGTCCAGGCCCTGCCGCTTGGCCTCGGCATGCACCGCCGCGATCAGCCGCTTGCGGGCGTCGGGGTTGTGAGCGCCCTTCATGACTTCAGTTCCTTCCCCATTGCGTTGAGGTAGCCGCGGCACGTGCGCATGGCGCGCGCGTCGTAGGTCCCATCGGGTTTTTTGGGATAGGCGAAGCCGACGTCGTCGCCCTTCGAGAGCGGCACGCCCTTGTGGCAATAGAAGCCGGCAAACGCCTTCACGTTCGCCATGACCTGCGCCCAGGTCTCGGGATCGGATTGTTCCGGCGAGCCTTTGCGAAACGCGCAGTTGTCGCAGGGCTTCTCGAACGGCCATTGGGCCTCGAAGGCGCGATACCCTTCCGGCAGCGGCTCCCACAGCGACCGGCAATCGACGCAGCCGGTTATCTGGCGGCCCTTGTAGAAGCCCCCCTGGTCGAAGGTGACGGTATGGGTGCGGAGCGACAGGCACCGCGGGCAACGCCGAGCCGAGCCTGGGAGATTGACCACCTCCCATAGGGCCGACGCCGCGTTGGATGCCGGCGACCGCCGGACCTCCCCGGCCGCTTCGAGTTTGCGCAGTGCCGCCCGGGCCTGGGCCGAGGTCAGTTGATGGCCTTGGCGCCGAAGATGGCCGCGCAGGTAGCAGGTCGTTGCAGGCCCCATGCCGGTCGACAGCACCTGGATCAGGAGGCGAGAGAAATTGGGGGCGGAAGCGGTCATTTTCCACCTCCGATCAGCGCCGGGCCCTCGGCCTGGCCACCCGTCATCGCTTCGGACAGATGGACACCTTCGGCTGCCTTAATGCCCTGGCTGTAGCCCGCGTGATTGAAGATCTGATCGATCCGCTTCGCGGCACGCTTTTCCTTCTTGCTCAAGGCGCGCGGCTCGGCCGTGGCGGTATCGGGGACAGTGACCTCGGGCCTCACCAGGCGCGCCGCAAAGATCGAATTCATGCGCTCCCACAGGCGCAGGCAGAAGCCGGTCATGTGGGCTTCCATCGCAAGGTCGCGGGTTTTGCGGGAACGTTTCAGGCGCCAGGTCTTGTCCTTACGAAAATCGGCGCAGACACGGCTGATCGCCCGATCCAGCACCTCGTACAGATACTCGGCCATGAGCATGTCGGGCTCACGCGCGGCGAACACCAGGCGATACTCCCAGCCCTTGCCGCGCCGGACGGCCTTCCAGCTACTGCTGGCTCGGCAGACATCCTCGATTGCGTGCCACAGCAAGCTGTAGGGGAAAAGGTACCGGGCCCTTGTCAGCGCGATCGGCGCGCTGCTCATGATCTCGGCGCCTTCGGCGTCGACCCCATAGGTCGCCATCAGCGCCGCCGCCTTCTGCATCGCGGCCGACGCCTCCGCCTCGGTGCAGCCGTTGGCCATCGTCTTGGACCGCAGGGCGCGGATCTTCGCCTTGATGCCTTCCAGGTTACTCATGGCCGACCTCCAGCATCTCGTTGCCTGCCGCCGTGATCTTGAGATGCTCGATCATCACGCTGGCACGGCGCCGAAATGGGGACGGACGGAGGACGATCTCCACAAGCCCCCCGCGCAGCAGGCGGTTGACGACGCCGGGATTGACCGAGCAGCGGGGCACGGGTGCGACAGCGATGTTCCGCAGCTCGGCAGTTGCATAACTGGAAAGAGGGCGGGTCTTGGATCCATTGAGGGGCAACACATGGTTCATCGGCCTGCCTCCCCATGGGTATCGGTCAGAGCCGCCGCGCTCGCCTGCCGGCGATACATCGTGGCGAGCTTCTCGAACTTCGACCGGTCCTGCCGCTGTTGCGGCGTCTTGGGGCACCGGGCCAGGAAGTCGTGCCAATCGGCGTGCCACTGGAAATAGGCCGCGGTGTTGGGCTGATAGGGGTTTGCCGTCACCGGATGGCCAGCACGGGCGCACACGTCGCCGCGCTGCATTTGGGGTGGGATGTGGCTGGTCATGACTTGTCTCCCCGCGTCGCCTTGAAGCGGCGCATCTGCTCAGCCCGGCGCGCCTTCATCCGGTCGACGGCGCCCTTGTGGACGCTCCAACTGCCATCGTCGTCCAGCACCGGCACATTCAGCCGCTCGCCGCCCTGCACCACGCCGACATAGGCGGGCGGGCAGACCGTGACCTTGCCATCGGCGATGGCCGCGGCGACCAGGTCCGCATCGGGATCCTTCTTGTCGACGATCGGTGTCGGCGGGGGCGGCACGAATGGCGCGGAGACGATGCGCACGGGCGCGGCGGGTTGCTTTGTCGGGCGGGTGGCCAGCAGCTTGAGCCGGGATGCCACGCTGGTCGCCGGACGGCGCAGCTTGGTGCCGATCTGCGCCTGGGTCAGGCCCTTGGCCGCCAGGTTGCGAAGCTGCAAGTCTTCGGCCTCGGTCCAGCTGCGGAATTTTTTCGGGGCGGCCGTTCGCGCGGCCGGCCGCGCCTTGGGCTCCGCATTCGGGGCAGCACGCTGACCTGCCCCTACTGACTTCACCTCGACCGCCCCACCGGCGACGGGCACCACGGCCCCACCGGGTTTCAAATTCTGCTCTGGCGCCGCGTCAAGCCGGCGATAGCGCCGGGTGGAGGCAGTCCCCCCGGCCTGGACCAGGCCGCGCTCGCTCAGCACACGCAACGCGCCGTGGACCTGGTCGCGGGAGAGGCCCGTCGCCAGCTCGATATCCAGCGCCTTGAAGGCGACGCCGACAGCCCGCCACATCACCGAGCGGCGCACCCGCTCGGTCACCTGATCGTCATCGGGCTGGTCGACCGCTTCGGGCGGCACCTCCACAGGCAGTTGCAGCCAGGCGCCCACCAGGCCGACAAGGGCAACGGCCATCATGCCCTGGGCGACCAGGTAGGCATTGCCCGAACGCAGGGCGGATGCGTCGATTTCCATCGGTCCCTCCTTCAGCGGTCGGGCGCGCGGCGCGCCCGGTCGTTCACGATTTCGACGAGATCCTGCCAAGGGATCGCCCCGGTGCTGACGATCAGCGACACCAGGGTTTCCATTGCCGCTCGGGCGGCCTGGGGCGAGGCGTCGAGGCCGGTCACCCGCTCGACGATGGCGAGCCGGCCGGCACTGGCGCGCAATTGGTCGCCGGCCTGCGCAATGCGGCGCCTGGCGGCTTTGCCCATGCCGCGGGACAGGTGGGCTGTCGCCACGTCCCAGGCGCGGGTGGCGGCATCCAGTTCGAGGACGTCCTCGGCAACGGGGCGCACGGTCATGCCTCCCTCGGCGCGATCGGCTCGGGGCCGGTGGCGGTGACATCGATGGAGGCCTGCCGGTCGGCTTCGAGCGCGCCGGCCTCGCGATCCAGCATTTCGAGAGCGCCCACTGCCGGCTCGATGTGCGAGTAACGCCAGGGAAGGCCCATCACGACGAAATACAAGCCGATGTACCGGTAGTGGATGCCCGCGCCCATGTAGACATCGACGCGCGCCAGCCGGGCATCGGCCACGCTGCGATAGAGGACATGATCCTCGTCGCGCAGCGTAGTGTCGGCCGCGCGGGCCCAGCCCATATCCCTGGCCTGATCGACCGTTAGGGGCACTTTCCTGTCAACCATGTTCACCTCCTGGTAGGGGCGCCCTGCCTCGCGTGCACGTGCACGCGCGAGAGGCGCGGTCATTCGTCACCTGCCGGGGCCTTCATGCCCAAGGCTTCGAGGTAGAGGTCGAGGATGGCGTCCATCTCCTGGCGCTCGGCTTTGTCGATCTTCCGCAGGCGGATGACCTGGCGGATGATTTTGGTATCGAAGCCGTTACCCTTGGCCTCCGAATAGACCTCGGCCTTATCGGCATTCAGGGCGTGGATCTCGCCATCCAGCCGCTCGATGCGCTCGACGAACCGGCGAAGCTGATCGCCCGCGATGCCGACGACGTTGTGCCCCAAACTAGCCATGTTCCACCTCGTGATAGGGCCGACCGGCAGCTTCCAAGAGCGCCTGGCGGGTCGCGATTTCGTGCTCGTAGGGGGCCAGCAGGGCGGGGTTGTCCCGCACCATCTCAAGCCATTGGCCGGCCAGCTTCTCGATCGCCTTGCGGCGCGGCAGCCGGGCCTCGGCCAGGCGGCCCAGCATGGTCACCGCGCGCGACGGGGCATCGCCCTGCCGCATGACGTGGGACACCTGCTCCGCCGCCACGCGTTGTGCGACGTCACCGATCGCCTCGGCGAGCAGCAGCAGACGCCGGCGGGCGTCCCTGCTGATCATGTCGAGGGCGGTGACGCGCATGGCCGTGCCTCAGACCCGCGCCAGGTCGAGCGGGATCTGCTCGAAATTCTGGTCGTGCGCCGGCCGGCGATAGAGACGGATGTATTCCTTGGTGCGCGTGACCCGGATGCTGTCGTCGATCGCCTTCATCGCCGCCTGCCAGGTCTCGTCGGCGATGTTGAACCGGCGCAGATCGAGGATGCGCTGCGGGTCGAGCCGGCCCTGCTTGTTGACCTCGAAGGCGCTGGTCACGAAGTTTTGCAGATCGGGGTGAGCGCCTTCCGACCAGGTCGTCAGGCATTTGTCGATCAGCGCCTTGGCGACTTGCAGGGTCGGCCCGAACTCGACGAAGTCCCCGACAGAGATCTCCACCTTCAGCGTGCCGTCATAGCTCTGCAGGGTCATATTGCCCTTGGGGCCACCCCGCGCGACACCGTACTTCTCGCCGAGCAAGTCGATGAACGCGGCGATGTCACTGCGCAGGTCATTGCGCAGGGCAACCAGGCTGGCCGAGGCCTTGTCGGCCTTGGCGACCATTTCCTTGACCAGGTCGTCTTCCAAGACGTCCTGTTGCCGGACGTTGGCGATCGGCACATAGCGTCCTCGCTTGTCCTTCATCATTTGGCTGGTGTCGGGGGCGATATCGGTCATCAAAGGATCCTCCGAAGGTATTTCGAGAGACGGTCGAACAGGCCCCGGCGGCGGCGCGCCGGGGCGGTGAAGGCGCCCGACAGGGCGAGGAGGGCGAGGCCGGTCATGCGCTGGCCGCCCGCTTGCGCAGTCCGCGGTCGAACCCGGCCTGGAGTTCGTATTGCACGGCCGCTAGGAGGCTGGCTGGGTCTCCGGGCTCAGGGCCTGCGGCACGAGCCGACAGGTATCCCACCAGGTCGGCAAGTTGCAGCACCAGCATCCCTGCGGGGATGCCCTGGGCCACGAAGGCCGAGCGAAGCTGGATCACATGTTTTGCGCACAAGGCCGATCCCCTTGCGGCCTGGTCGGATGTGATTGATACGATTTCAGTCATGCCCGGCCCCCCTCGGCGACCAGGCTGGCGAGCAGCACGCCCGGCCGCAGCGGCAGGAGCTGGCATTCGCAGACGAAGTAGCTTCCGGTCTCGGTGGTGCAGCGCCAGATGGCGCAGCCCGTGAATGGGTCGATGCCCTCCCGGTTGCGGACGGTCACGATTTCGGCGCCAGCGCTCAGCGCTCGGTCACCGGCGGAGACCCAATTGGCTCGCAGGCTCATGCCGCCGCTCCCTCGTAGATGTAGGGGCAGGGGTAGATCTCGATGCCTGGATAGCGCTCAATCTTCGCCTGCCAGCGGCCAATGGCGAGCATGGCCTCATCCCGATCCTTGGCCTCGGGCACGCCCGGCACGTCGTATTGCCGCGAAAACGGCGGGCGCGACCGCCCGCAGGCCTCGACACAATTCTTGCCCAGAACCCACTTGGTGGCGGAGGCGATGACCAGTGCGCCCTTTGGCGGGAGCCCCCAGGTCACATGGCCGTCCGACTGGACGGCGATAAGGGTTGCGGCGTTCATACTGCACCCCCGCGGATCAACCGAAGGCGCGTCGACACCCGACTGCGGATCTCGGCCATGCTGGTGACCTTCGCGTCGAGCGCCAGCAGCGCAGGCGGCATGGGCGACTCCAGCGCCTGCACCTGGTCGGCCCAATAGGTCATGATCTCGACCAGGGTGATGGCGGTTTCCAGGCGCATCCCTGCGCCGTACTGCGACGGGTGCTTCGGGTCGAGAAATCCTGCAACCTTACGGATATCGTCACTTAGCGACATTGCTACCTCCCTGCTTGCGGTTGGGGCATGTGGGGCACCGGCGCGACAGCTTGACCTCGGTCGTATTGACTGGGCGGCGGGTGCGGTTCTGGTGGGACAGGCACTTGTCGCCGGCGATCTCGCCCAGCACGGGGCAGATCACGGTGTCGCGCATCAGCGCGGCACGCACGGCGCTCTCGACGTTGGGATAACTGCCCTTGTAGTCGCGGCGGATGACCTGCCAGACGACAGAGGCGGCATAGCCGATGCGGATGGCCGTCGCCTTCTCGGTGGTGGCGTCTGCCTCCGCCGCCAGGACCTGGACCCAGCGGGGCAGTTCGGTGCCCCAGGCCTCGCGCGCGGCCTGGGCGGCCGAGATCTTCACGCGGGCGGTCACGGCGCCACCTCGATCGCGTCCTGGCCGACAATCGGCCAGACGACTTCGCCGACGTTCGGGTCGAACACGACCTTGATGCTGGTCACCTGGGGCGCCTTCGGCCCGGTGAAGCGGCTCTCGATGAAGGCCAGCCTGGACACCTGGCCGGCGTGCTTGCTCTTGAGCCGATAAGCGAGAAAGCCTGCCTTCACCAGGTAGTTGATGTAGCTCTTGGCGTCGGTTTCAGAGATCCCGCTGGTGACATGCAGATCGCGGATGGTGAACACCTTGAGCGAGCGCATTGCCCGCCAAGCCGCGGCACGCAGATCACCCTGGGTGACGCGCTCACCGTCCTTGCCAATGCGCGGCACGGCGGCGCCGGCGTCCTTGGCAAGCTGGAAGCGCAGTTCCTTGGTGTCGGGGTTAGGGTCAAGCCGAACGAGATAGCCCGCCTTCTCCAGGCCGAACACGAAGGTGCGGGCCGACGAGCGGTCTACGCGAGCCGGCGTCGCAACCTGGTCGATGGTGAAGGTCTGCAGCTGGCGGATCTTTGCCCAGATGATCTCCCTCGGCGGTCGACGATCGTTCGCCGCCAGGGCCGCTGGGCTCTTCCGGCCGCGAAGATTGACGCGCTTGAGCGCCATGGGTGTCGTCTTCGCCATCACAGCCGCCTGGTCGGGGCTTCGCCGGTGTCGAGGCTGCGGTCGGCCCACCACGCGCGGGTGGCCTTGGTAACGCGCTCCCGGTCGGCCGTGATCTGGATCTGTTCCAGGTTCGTGACGATCTTGCGGATGCGGCCCCGGCGCTCGGTGACGATGTAACTCAGCAGATCGTCGGCGACCTCGATCCCGTCGACATACATCTCGGCCAATTGGCGGGCATCGGCCAGATTGGCGGGCTGTGCGGGTACCCAGGCCAGCACCCGGTTGTGGACGCGCTCGAACCGCTTCAGCTTGTTGGGAAGGGCCTCCTCGCCGACCAGGATGATCGGCGTCTCGCTGACCATGTGCAGTTCGCGCACCAGCTCGATCATGCCTTTCTCAACGAGGATATCGGCCTCGTCCATCAGCAGCACCGGCTGGTATTCGCGCAGGTGGTCTCCGACCGCTTGGGCCGTCCTCGCGATGGTCCTTCCCGGCATGACGCCGAGAGACAGGGCAACGGTTTCCAGAAACTCGCGCTTGCCCCAGGACGAGCGGGCCTCGATATGGATCGCGCCCTTGTTCGCCGCCGCGGTCGCGCAGGCTACAGTCTTACCAAAGCCGCTGGGGGCAAACATGCAGCCCAGGCCCGGCAGGTGTTCGGCGCGGCCCTGAAGGCGCTCGATCGCCTCAAGCAGGGCGCCTACGTTGTGCAGCATCGCTGCCGCCGGCTTGCCAATATTCGCGTGTCGTGTCACGTTCTGATCTCCTGAGTTGAATACCTGACCCCGTCCGACTGCCATCGGGCGGGGTTGTTCATGCCGACCGGCTGCCGGTTACCTTCCCCTCCGCTTCGAGACGCTCGATCAAGACCAGGGCTCTGCACTCGGCGTCGCGGCCGTAGCGCAGGTGCCACCGGGCATCGCCTTCGTTGAGTTCCTCGCCGGCCGCGATCCGCGCGCTAAGGGCCTTCCACTCCGCATAGCGGCGGTGCTTGGCGTCCTGCTCGGCATCGATCGCCGTGGGCGACCGGCCGAGGCTGATGATCTGGGCGGGCGCCAGGGGTTGCACGGCAACGACCGGGGCCGGTGCCGGCGCTTCGCCCGCCGCGTCAGCCGCGGCGGCCAGTGCCGGGGTGGTGTAGGTTTCGGTCGGGCGCGGGAAGGCCACGACTGGGGCCATCCGTTCGCGAGCGGCGTCGAGGGTGGCTTCCAGCAGATCCTTCTTGAAGCCCGCCTTGGAGCGACGTAGGGCGGCACGTTCCAGCTTGATTTTCTCGGCCTGTACGGCCTTGGCGCGGGCCGCCATCTTGGCCCTGTCGATGCCCAGGCGTTCGGGGTTCTCGGCCACGCAGACGAAGGCGTCGTCGTCGGCCGTGTAGACGTAGACCCGGCCCATATCGACCGGATCCAGGCGGACTCGAACCTTGTGGCCGACTTCCAGCCCTGGCCCCCAGAAGGAGGCGTTTTCCAGGCGAATGCCCTTTTTGCTGACCTTGCGGAAGCCCTCGCCGCCCGGCAGCTCCATCAACAGCATGTCGAGGGCGCGCTCGCTCTCGACCCGCCGCACGGTACCGGTGTAACTCGCGGCCTGCGCAAAGGGAGACAGGCCGTTCAAGCCGCCATGTTCGTCGCGGTCGTAGTAGATCTCGACCCAGTCGTTGATCCGGCCCTGCAGGCGCGCCTGGTCGAGTTCGACGCAGAAGGTCTCTTCGGGGGTTTCGCCCAGGCGGGCGGCGAAGCTCTTGCGGTTCTCGATCGCGGTGCGGTCGGTCACGTTGTGCCCGATGAAGCCGGGCAACTGAGGCATCAGATTGTGCTGCAGGGTGCCGATCGCGCGCTCGACATGGGCCTTGTCTTCGGGGGTGTAGGCCCGCGCGACGTCGTGCTCGATCTTGAGCATGCGAAGCACGCCCCGCACCCGCATGGCCAGGAAGTCCGACCCGTTGTCGGTCCTCACCTCGTTGGGAACGCCCCAGGCCAGGATCGCCGCCCGCAGCAGCGCGACGACGGCCTCGGCCCGCGGTGTCTTGGTCACCAACACCATCATTCGCCGCGACCACAGGTCGAGCAGCACATAGACCGAGTGACGGCCGTCGAGCAGTAGGATGTCGGCCGGACTGGCGTCGATCAGCCAGATATCGTTGAGGCCCTTTCCGGTCGGCTGTGTGCCGAAGGCGAAGCGATTGCGGCCCTTCCAGGCGTCGGGGTTGGTCTCGCGCAGGATCAGGCCGGCATGGTCTTCCTTCAGACGGTCGACGTACCGCTGAAACTGGCGCAGGCCCGGCAACGGCGCCCGTTTGGTCAGCTCGCCCTGGTTGGTGGCCCATTCGACTTCGATCCCGAACCGGGCGACGATCTGGGTGCGCAGGGTCTCGATCGACAGGTGCGGCTGCATCGTGATCATGGCCAGGATGGCGGTCTTGATCTCGCCGGCGGCACCCCGATCCAGCACGCCGCTGCCGGCGCGGTTGCGATAGGCGCCAGCCAGGCGCGCGACCTGGCCCTTGCGGATGTGTTCGCAGATGCGCCGGATCGTGGCCGCGGACATCTTCGGATGGGCTTCGAAGACCCATTTAGGCAGCTTTGAGATCGCCTCGGGGCCATCGACCGCTAAAGTCATTTTAACGGCCGCCACGGCATGGATGTAGAAGGCGGCGAACACCGGCCAAGCCTTGCGATCGGTATAGCCCAGGCTCGCCCGGAACCGCTCATAGGCTTCGAAGATCGCGACCTTCACGTCGCGCCGCTGCGCCGCCTTCGGCCCGGCGGAGAGTTCGCCTAGAACCGCGGCTGGGACCGGCGGGGCCAGCTTAAGGGCCAGATCGGCCCCCACCCGCCGCAGCGCCGCCGACGTGAGGGCGTCACGCACATCTGCGGGCAGAGCCTTTACGTCGTAAATACGGCGCCGGTTGCCGGTGGGAAGGGTCTGTTCGGAATAGGCCCAACCTGCTTCAGCCCGGATCTCGGCCGCACGCTTGCTAAGCCCGAGCGCCGATGCGATTTCGCCGATCGTTACCCAGGCTTTCATACGCCGCCCCCGAGGAGGTCGCGCAGGCGCTGCTTGTCGGCGCGGATCTCGCGTTGCAGGCGGCCGATCTCCGCGTCGCGGCCATCGCGTGGGGTCATGATCAGCGTGCCGCGCTTGCGGGCGAGGAGCAGTTGCAGGCACTGGCTGCCGGTCGCCACCTCAAAGGCAGGCGCAAACTCGAACGGGAACCGCCAGCCGTCATGGGCCTTGCTGGTCCAGGAATTCAGCATCGCCTCGGTGATCGCCTTGCCCGTCAGGTCGGACATGCGGGCGGCGATCTCCGCCCGGCTCAGCGGGCAATCCTTGATCGCCCGAGCCAGCGCTGCGCACAGCTCGGCCGCGATATCCAGGCTGCCCTCGGCCGGCCCGGGCGGCTGCCCGACAGCCTCGAATTCCACGAGCAGGCTGCCCTGTCTGGTATCGGCAGAACGAGCGCGTGGGGCCATGGTCAGGCCACTTCGCCGAAATTTCGCGGGGACTCCGCGAGGTTGCTCGAATCAGCTACACTAATATCTCTAGTCGTAGAGGGCGCTGAAACACCATGGTCCTGACCGAAATCGCAACTGGATTGAGCGTCGTGAATGGCGCCGTGACGGCCTTCAAGGCTGGCCGAGAGACCATTAAAGCCATCGGCGGCAAGCTCGATCGGGAGAACCGGCTCAAGATCGAGGCGATGATCGACGACATGACCGATAGGTTGAGAGAGGCGCAGGAGGCGGTTCTGGCGCTCACGGATCGATGCCGAGAGCTTGAGCAAGAGAACAACCGCTTGGTTCAGTTTAAGATCGATGCTCAAAACTATGAGCTTCGGCAGATTGCCCCGAACTCGTTTGCATACGCGGTAAAACCGGACGTCGAGCATCTTCAGCGCGACGCCCACCTCTGTGCAAATTGCTTCGACCAGTCCCAGAAATCGATACTCCAGCTTGAGAAGCAGGGGCCATTTGGGATGGACACGTTGAAGTGCCCGCGCTGCGAGACGCGCGTCATGTTCGACAGCGGGCGTTCGGGCGCGGCCGGCGTCACTATTGCGACAGTCAAGAGGTCCAGCAGGTTTGACGGCGACTGGTAGGTAGCGCGCGTCCTCATTGCCCGCCATGATCAGCGCTCTTCGCTGGCATGGTTGGCGGCGCCGGCCAACAGTATGTCCATCGTTTCGCCCATGGTCCGGATACCCACCCCCGCCATCGGCAGCGTGTTCGCGATATTGAAGGCGATCAGGTACCGAATTTCGCGCAGTAGGGTGATCACCTCGCCCTCGCTTTCTCGCTCAGCCGCAGTCTGCTTTGAGCGCCTTACCTGCGCCCTCTGGCCCTCGACCTTTTCGCGCTGGCGGTGAAGCACTTCGGCGCGGGCTTTGCCGGCCATGTCCCACGGCTTCTGGTTGTCTTCCATGTCAGGCGGCCTCCGTCTTTTCGACATTGTGTTGCGCCGCAGGGCGGCTACCCTTGCCAATGCGTTCGGTTGAACGTGCAAGCGGAAGCCGCCGGCCATTTTTGTCGTAGTGCTCGGGGAAGAGTTCCTGTTGGCGCACGCCAATTCTGGCTGCCAGGGCTAGCTCGATATGGCGCGACGGCATGCCGCCGGCGGCGATCGAGATGGCTTGGTGGCTGCACCCTAACTCCCGTGCCAGGGCACGGAAGTTCGAGCCCTTGCACTTCAGTCGGTAAAGGATCCACGCCCGCCTTTCGGCGGGATTTTTTGGGATGTCTAAAGTTGACGTTGCGATTGCCATGTCGGCGACGATAACAGGACAAAAACGGCTAAACAAGCCGGATTTGTCATTTCGCGATGCTTAGGCGCGCGAAGATGGCTGGACCCTTGCCTATCTCATTGCCAGATATGGCAAATCCGGGGCGGCGGGAGCATTGCGAAACGAGGTGGCATTGCGAAACATTTTTTCGCAATGCCGGTGGGGCCGACACATGACCGTGGGTGCGCGCCTAAAGCAATTTCGGGAGAGCAAGGGACTCTCGCAGGAGGAATTCGCCGACGCGATTGGCACTACCCAACGGTCGTTGAGCCGATACGAGGCCGACGAGACAGAACTCAAGGTTTCAGCCGTCCAGCGGCTAGCCGAAATTGGCTGCGACACGGCTTGGCTAGTCACCGGCGCCACGCCTTTGAGCCATCCGTCAGAGGTGTCGGCGGTGGGCTTGTTGTTGATCGAGATACCGCACTATGCGGTTGCATTCTCTGCCGGCAACGGGCGCTCAGCGGCGCCAGAGGATGAGGCTTTTCATAGCCTTACGGTACCGGAGGAGTGGGCGAGGAGAGTTACGCGGCGCAATCCAAAGCACCTGATCATGGCCCTGGCCGAAGGCAATTCGATGGAGCCGACGATCGGCGACGGCGCCACCCTTCTGATCGACAAGACCGACCAAGCCCTGTCCAATGGGCGTATCTACGCCTTGGTCGTGGATGACACGCTGTTCGTGAAAAGGGTCAGGCGCACCCTCAAGGGCGAGATCTTCCTAACCTCCGACAACAAGTCATTTCCTGAAGAGCAATTAGACAATGACGAGACCCGCGATATCCGCATAATCGGTCAGGTAGTGTGGAGCGGAGGGGCTCTAGCGTGACCAAGTCTCTAGTAGCAACAGCCTCACTTTTAGGCGTGATAGCCTTGTCCGGTTGCCAACTGGATGGCGGCGTTTCTGAATGCAAAGAGAAGGTCCGCCAAATGGCGGTCTCTCCTTCGTCGGTTGACTTTATTTCCGTCAAGCAGACCGCGGATGACCGATGGGCTCTGGGTCGAGATCTCCTCTACGAGATCACCTTCGACGCCAGCAACAGGATGGGCGTTCCGCTGCGGGCAATCGCTACATGCAAAGCGGCCCTCTATGACGACGGCCAGGTAAAGGTCTACGTCACTAAGATGGTCGACCATCAAGGCAACCCTATTTAG